AAAGTCTTTTGTTACGCCCTACACGTAATCCAGAGGTTACTCCTGTAGCTGATCCTACCTTTACACCCATTGCAGTAATTCCTAAACCTTATGAAGCATCAACTTATGGTGTGCCTCAAGAACCTAAACTACAACAAGAACTGTTGTATGAGCGTCCTCCTTTACAAGAATACAAACCTGTTTCATTTTTAGAAACAGTAGCTAATGCTATTATACCTTCTGCTGAAGCAGCTGAACTACCTAACGATTCTTGGGATAATGCTTTAGTAGAAAAACAATTATATGATCGAGGTAATACAATTATTCCTGCTTTAAGTATACAACCTTTAGTACAATCATTAGAAAATAAAGATAAAATAGGTTTTAATCCAAATACAAAAACTTGGTCTCCACATAAGTCTTCAGAAAAGGGTAATGATACTATTGCCTATGGACATAAATTATTAGACAAAGAACGAGATGGCAATTTTGTTATATTAGAAGGAGAGGAAGTTCCCTTTACTGAATTGACTGAAAATAAAGCTCAGCAACTTTTTAAACAAGACTGGTCATCAGCTAAGAATCAAGCTAAAGTATGGTTTGGAAAAGATTGGAATAAAATTGATAACGTTGCAAAAGAACTTGCAACAGAATTAGTTTTTAATATAGGACCTTCAGTAACAAAAGGTAAAACAGAATTTTCTAAATTTAAAAGAAAAGCAATAGCTGGACAAGATTATTTATCAGAAATTAATAGAACTTACGATGGTGGAAAACCTTTAACAAATCGTACAAATAGTTTAAAAGACTGGGCAACTAGCTCACAATGACAGATTTAAATGTAAAGCTTCACGATAAACAACGTGAAGTTTTTGATGATAACCATCGTTTTAAAATAGTAGCAGCAGGTAGACGTTTTGGTAAATCTCGTTTAGCTGCTTGGCTTTTACTTATAGAAGCATTACAAAGTACAAGCAAAGATGTTTTTTATGTAGCACCAACGTATCAACAAGCAAGAGATATTTTGTGGGGTTTACTTAAAGAACTAGGACATGAGGTTATTAAGTCGGCTCATGAGAATACTTCTGTGTTAACTCTTGTTAATAACAGAAAGATATATCTTAAAGGAGCAGATCGACCAGATACACTTCGTGGTGTAGGTTTATGTTTTTGTGTGATTGATGAATACGCAGACATTAAACCTAATGTATGGGAACAGATTCTTAGACCTGCGTTAGCTGATGTACAAGGTAAAGCATTATTTATAGGAACACCTAAAGGTAGAAATCATTTTTATGATTTATATAAATATGCTGAAGGGAACAAGGATGAAGAATGGACTAGCTTTCACTATTCATCTTATGACAATCCTTTAATACCTGCAAGTGAGATTGATGCAGCAAAACGTTCTATGTCTTCTTTTGCTTTTAGACAAGAGTTCTTAGCTTCGTTTGAAGCAGCAAGTAGAGACATATTTAAAGAGGAATGGATTAAATATGATGAAGAAGAGCCTAAAGAAGGTCGTTACTTTATTGCAGTGGACTTGGCAGGTTTTGTTAAAGTGGACAAAATGGCTTCTGCTAAAAATAAACAGTTGGATGAAACAGCTATTTCAATTGTTAAAGTAAATGAAGAAGGATGGTGGGTAGCAGAAATAAAACATGGTAGGTGGGACATTAAAGAAACATGTAGTCAAATAATGTCAGCAGTGTTACACTATGAACCTACTGCAGTTGGAATTGAAAAGGGTAGTTTAAAAAATGCAGCACTACCTTACTTAATGGATTTAATGAGAAAGCATAATCATTACTTTAGAATTGATGATTGTACTCATGGTAACCAAAAGAAAACAGATAGAATAGTTTGGGCATTACAAGGTCGTTTTGAACATGAACAAGTAAAACTAAACTATGGAGATTGGAATAACGAGTTTGTAGATCAGTTAGTAAACTTTCCAAACTCACAGTTACACGATGACTTAATTGATTCACTTGCATACATAGATCAAATACAAACAGTAGATTATGCAATGGATTATGAAGACGAAGAATATGAAGTACTTGATTTAGTTGCTGGATATTAACAGAGGAAACTTATATGGCACATAACTTAGTTGATTGGATCTTAGGACACACAGATGAGTGGAAAGATCATAGAGATCAAAACTATTTAGAAGACTGGAAAGAATATGAACGTCTTTGGAGAGGCGAATGGGCATCTGAAGATCGTTTACGTGATTCAGAGCGTAGCCGTATTACATCCCCCGCACTACAACAAGCAATTGAAAATCACACTTCAGAAATAGAAGAAGCTGTCTTTGGACAAGGCGATCATCTTTTTGATATTGAAGATGATATGAGAGATCAGAATCCTCAAGATGTTCAATACATGAAAGGCTACATGAAGGAATGTTTTAAAAAGAACAAACTTCGTAAAGCTGTTGGAGATGTACTACTACTTGCTAGTATCTATGGTACAGGTATTGGTGAGATTATTCTTAAAAAAACTAAAGAGATTGTTCCTGCTACACAAGACATGCCTGAAATAGATTCTATGGCAGTAGGTACAAAATCAGTAGAAAAAGTTAATGTTACTCTTAAACCTGTAAGTCCTCAAAACTTTATTATTGATCCTACTGCTACAGGCATTGATGATGCTATGGGAGTAGCTATTGAAGAGTTTGTATCTGCTCATCACATTGCAGATCAAATGAAAAAGAAAATATATAAGCAAGTAAAAATTAATGCTGATCCTGCTTCTGATTCTGATTTAGAAGCTAGTTGGATTGACGAAGAATACAATGATGACAAAGTAAAATTAGTTCGTTACTATGGTTTAGTTCCTGAAAAATTACTTGATTCTTCAGAAGGAGATGTGGACGATTTATTTGAAACAAATGAAACTGATTCTTTAATGGACGAATATGGTGACATGGTAGAAGCTGTTGTTGTCATTGGTAATGATGAACACATACTTAAAGCTGATCGATCACCTTACATGATGAAAGACAGACCAATTATTGCTTACCAAGATGATACAGTTCCTAATCGTTTCTGGGGTAGAGGTGTAGCTGAAAAAGGTTACAACATGCAAAAAGCAATTGATGCTCAGTTACGTAGTCATCTTGATGGACTAGCACTAACTACAGTTCCTATGATGGGTATGGATGCTACACGATTACCTCGTGGTAGTAAATTTGAAGTACGTCCAGGTAAGTCAGTACTAACTAATGGTAATCCTGCTGAAATTCTTATGCCGTTTAAGTTTGGAGCAACAGATGCTTCTAACGTAGAAACAGCAAGAGTTTTTGAAAACATGTTATTACAAGCAACAGGTACTTTAGATACAGCTAACATGATGAGTCAACCACAAGGTGGACAAATTTCTATAGCTATGTCAGGAATTCTTAAAAAGAATAAACGTACTCTTGTTAACTTCCAAGATCAATTCCTTATTCCCTTTATTGAAAAAGCTGCATGGAGATTTATGCAGTTTGATCCAGAAAACTTCCCAGTACAAGATTGGAAGTTTGTTCCTAGTTCAACACTAGGTATGTTAGCTAGAGAAGTAGAACAACAACAATTTATTAATATACTTAAAACACTTGGTCCTAATAGTCCTATTACTCCTGTGTTAATGTTAGGTATTGTTAAGAATTCTAGTCTACCTAATCGTGTGGAAATGCAACAACAGATTGCTAAAACAATGCAACCTAATCCACAACAACAACAAATGGAACAAGCTATGCTACAAGTTAAAATGCAACAAGAACAAGCATTGGCTGCTAAAACTATGGGTGAAGCTAAAGAACGTGAAGCAATGGCTCAAAAACATATGGTGGAAGCACAGCTTGAACCTGACCTTGTTAGGGCTAAACTAATGGCAGCTATCTCTACAAACTTACCAGAACAAGACGATATGATTGCTAAAGAGTTTGATAGACGAGTTAAAATTGCAGAGTTAATGCTTAAAGAAAAACAAATCGATTTAAAAGAACAAGATATGCTAGACAATAAAGAAATTGTTAGATTGCAGATGGCAAAGAAATAGCTTGACAAACTTTTAATTTTATGTTATAATAATTAGTATATGGCAATAGAAAAAGATTTACAAGAGTATTATGAAGCTCGATTTGATATGATGGCTTCTAAAGGATGGAAACAGTTTATTGAAGATACTCAAAATCTTTTTGATAACTATAACCAAATAACATCGACTGATAGTTTAGAAGAATATCATAAACGTAAAGGTCAATTAGATATACTCCAATGGATTCTCTCATTACATTCTGTGAGTGAACAATCTTACGAGGAACTACAAAATGAAGAAACTCTTTGAGTTTCAGTGTTCTCATTGTAATCACTACTTTGAAGAATTAACTGAGTACACTAAAACACTAACATGTCCTTCTTGTGGCAAAGAGGCTGATAAACTTATCAGTACACCTCGTGTCCATTTAGAAGGTCATTCAGGAAGCTTTCCAGGAGCTGCGATGTCTTGGGAGAAAAAGCGTAAACAAAAACTCGCAGATGAAAAGAAGAACGCTAACACGTAGCCGAGTTAGTAATTCTTTCCTAAAATGCTATAACGCACAGGAGAAATAATATGGCAGAATTAATTGATGAAGTTTTAGAAAATGAACTGGAAGCCTCTAGTTTAGAAGAAGAAAAGATTGAAGATTCTACACCAGAACAACCTCAATCAGAACCTGAAGCTAACGAGGAGACAAAGCCAGAAGATGATCTACCAGAGAAGTATAAAGGTAAGTCTTTAAAAGACATTATAACAATGCACCAAGAAGCTGAAAAGTTAATTGGTAAGCAAGGTTCTGAAGTTGGTGACTTACGTAGAGTGGTAGATGACTTTATTAAAACTCAAACAGCAAAAGATTCGGAAAAGGCGGCTAAAGAGACAGAAGCAATTAGTCCAGATGATTTTATAGATGATCCACAAAAAGCAATTAATAAGGCTGTTGAGAATCATCCATCAATCAAAGAAGCAAAAGAAGGTGCTAAAGCTATGAAACGTTCTGA